GCTGCTTGATACGTTGGCCTAATGTTTTGGTGTAACTGGACATAAGTTTCGTTCCCCAAACTTTAGTTTAACTGCGTCTATTGTAGTTTTATTCCCAGCAGATTTCAATGAAAAAAAACGATATAATCTTTCTCTCCATGCAAGAATGTATCCAATACTGTGCGTGTGTGTGATGTGAAAAAAAATAATAATGTTGCCAATTAGTAGGCGTTATTAGTGTCAGTGATTGTGTGTGTTATTAATAAACAAACAGTTACGCAATAAATAGTGTTGCCAACAGTCTACGGATTGTCCGCACAATATACCCACATATGTGTTCATTTGGGGGTAATTTCGTGAAAGAATTATTTAACTAAATTCCCGCTAACAGTGAGAAAGTATATGACAAAAACAACATTTCTGGATACAACAGGGTATGGGGATACGATTACGATACGAAAAAGAGGGCTGGCCGACGGATAGATGGCCAAATATTTCTTTTGACGAGTGGGCGGATCGAGAGACAAACGACTGTTTTGTTGATGAGGTTTTCTTAGATCGCGTTCAACGGTTACGCAATGATGTAGGTCACGCGCTGATTATAACGTCCGGGTTTCGATCCATTGAACATTCAGCAGAAAAAACAAAATCTCGACCGGGCGCACACACGTATGCCCGGGCTATTGATATTCAGATTAGCGGTGAGAGGGCGTATTACCTGATTGCACGGGCCTTTGAGTATGGGTTTTCTGGTATAGGTGTTCAACAGTCGGGGGATCACAATAAGCGATTTATCCATCTGGACGACATGAGTAGCGAGGATAATTTCCCACGCCCGGCATTATGGAGCTATTGAATGATATGGTGGACTACACGCAAGAGTTAGAACGAGAGCGGGATATGTTGCGGGCAGAGGTAGGCAGACTGCACGACACAATTCAGCAAATGCGCGAGAGTGATCCGTCACGCTTTCCATTGCGCGGTGTCCGGTTTCGCAGGGCGCATGACGAGAAGTACGGCTACCTGATTAGCGAGGGTGACTATCAGAGACTCGGTGGAGATAGATAATGCCACATAGATACGTGATGTCGAGCATGTTGTCGGATGCCTATCAGATCAAGATCGAGCCTGTAATGGACCGACACGGACGCAAGGTGATTGACGTGCGGCTGATGTTGCACTCACCTAAGACGAAAAGCTACCAGCCGACTAAGCGCGGCATACGGCTACACAAGGACGAGTTACGAATATTGTCGGACGCATTGATCCGTGCAGAGCATATGATTAGCTAAACAAACTACACAGATAAAGGTTTCACAGTGGCAGTTCAAAAGATACAGAAAAAGAATTTAGAAACGGCGTTACGTGAGTGCGACGGGAATATCACGGCAACCAGTAGACGTATGAAGGTGACGCGCAAAGCCATTTATGATGCAGTGCAGCGATACGATCTACAGTCCGTGCTGGACGAATGCCGGGAAGAACTGCTCGATGCAGCAGAGGGTGCATTGCATACGCTGGTCCGGGACGGTCATGCGAGTAGTGTGTTTTTCCTACTTAGGACACAGGGCCGGGATCGAGGCTATAACGAGAGGATTGAGTCTACCGGGTTGAACGGTGGACCGATAGCCATACAACAGATTGATATGCCGCCACGAGCAGCGACGATTGACGAATGGATACAAAACAAGAATAGACTCGAAGCATTGATGGATGAGTGAATTTTGCTGGTCGCCTCAAAAACATCAGGCGAACGCACTATCATGCTCGGGGGTAATCGACGAATTGTTTTACGGCGGTGCGGCCGGTTCCGGGAAGTCGGATTTCTTGTTAGCCGATGCAGCCGCAGATGTGGATCAGGGAGTTGATTGGCATTGCATAATGTTCCGCAGAAATTCTGGGGATATGGACCAACTCGTTGCACGATCTCAACAGATGTATCTACCGATGGGAGCTGAATATAAAGTTGGAGCAAGAACATGGATCTGGCCGTCGGGTGCGAGTCTCAAGTTTCGACCGATGGACACCGACGATCAATTCTTCAAGTTTATGGGCCATGCTTATTCTGGCATTTATTGGGATGAGCTACCTACTTGGGGATCCATGCGACCATACCATCTACTCAAAAGCAGACTGCGCGGTAATGCAAAGCGTAAAAGGATTCGAGCGACAGGCAATCCCGGGGGGATGATTCATTCGCAGATAAAATCTTATTTCCAGATTGGCAAATATCCGAACGGGTATGTCCCGTTACGAGATCCAGCGTCAGATATGGTTCGATGTTTTATCCCGGCACGAGTCACGGACAACAAAAAGCTATTGGAAGCGGATCCTGATTATCCAAAGCGATTGATGGCAATGGGGGATCCAGAGTTGACCGAAGCCTATTTGCATGGCAACTGGGATATCAACATGGGATCTTATTACGCGGGCAATCGAAACAATTTATTAGTGGATCCGTTTGAGATCCCAGAGAATTGGTCACTCTTTGTGTCTATTGATTACGGGGAAGTGAACGAAACAGCAGCAGTCCTAATTGCAGTAGACAGTGACGATGATATTTGGATTGTCAACAGTTACGAGAGTTCCGGGGCCGGGGCCGAACATGCACGGGGAATCAAGGCGATGATCGAGGAGTGTGCATGGACGCGTAGTGGTGGCGCGTTTGGTCGTTGGCCCCGGCTAATACTTGCACCAGCAGATATGTGGACAAAACGTGCGCCGGGAGAGATTGCACTGGCACGATCACCAAGTGATTCGTTCCGGGAAGAAGGTTTGCATTTAACTCGTGCGAATATGGACCGGGTGAATGGCTGGCGTAATATCGGGAATCTCATTTACAACAAGCGCATAAAATTCTTTCGTGGATACACCGACGTAACGCTGGAGTCTCTGTTAGGCTTACAGCGCGACACGCGCAACATGGAGGATGCCAGTAGTCCAAACGATCACTCGGCAGACGCATTGCGTTATGGGATAAACCACTGCTACAAACCACGTAACCTAACGTCAGGTCCACAAACAGATGGCAGTAGACTCATAGATCAATTAACGGATTCAGTAATAGAAGGCAGATACGCTTGAATGAATAAGTATCAGGTAGAGTGGTATAAAAACGAAGGCGAAATGCTTGACAAATTATATAAGGGTCGAGCAGAAGAATGGCAGAAACTATACGACTCGTATGAGCTGAAGTTTGACGAAAAGATCAGAGACTTACGTGCTGAAGATATCGTCAAGGTATCGAGATTTTATCCGATTGTTCGACAGATATTAGGAAGTATCGCGCACAATTATCCTGTAATGAACTTTGCTGTCGAGGATGAAGTCAATCAGGATGTAGCCGTCATACTGGAACGTGCCGCTAACAGTTACATGAACATTACAAATCTCAAGTCTCATGTGCATCAGGCTATTTTCGACGCGCTGTTCACCGGGATAGGATGGATACGATTGGATTATAATCCCGTCGGTGACGACATCATAGCACCGTATGTGACAAACGACGACTACGCGGAAGATATGGTGGTAGCTCAACGAGTGCCGCCGAGCTTTGTGCATCTGGATCCGACCGGATCGCCACACAGATTGGGAGACAAAAGATATATCCGGGAGAAATTCTGGACGCCAATAAAATATCTCAAAGACGATCCACGCATACAGAATAAAAGCAAGATCCAGCCGTCGGAGATGTCCCGGGAGGAGGAGATCGGCTACGGCGAGGTCATGGGGGACCGATACGATTCGGCTGAACAGGAGGCGTTACGCGACTCTATTAGCAATGGCGAATTTGTATTGGTTGAACGCTGGCATAATCGTATGGAACGACGCGAGGTCATGTTTTGCCCGGGGGTCGATCAGCCCATTCTCGATGTGCCGCACCCGTTTCGCAAGATGGTGTTCCCTCAAGTGATGGATATGCTGAATCAACCCGTTTTCGATATTGATCCGATGTCCGGGGAACCAACAGAGCCAGTGCTGGACCTAAACAACGGCACAGAGTCACCGGGATGGTTGGTTGAGCAGGGATTCCCGTTTGTGCCGATCAAGTTTGATCTGAGCCAAGAATCATTCTATCCGCTTGGACACCTTAAGTATATCGAAGATATCCAGAATGCAGTCATTGAGCAGGTAAGCCGAATCAGCGATATGCTGAAGCGCACGAGCCGTATGACAGCGATACGCAACTCGGAGCTTGAATCTAATCCAGAGATAGGTGAGATCCTACGCACGGGTCGAGACGGTGAGTTTGTTGGCGTTGAAGATCTCGGTAGTATCCGCGAATTGAATTGGGGATCGATACCCGGCGACGTGTATAACTATTTCGGGCTGATGCAGGGCATGGAGTCAGAGATTGCCGCGTTAGCTCCACCGACAGCAGGTGCAAGCGATACAGCAACAGAAGCGGCAGTAGTGGCAGCGGCCGCGCAGATCAACGGCAACTGGATGGAAGCAGCGGTCAATGGATTTTACGAACAGTTGGTCAGGAATGCTATGCAGATCATGGGAGATCCGCGCTATACACCAGAAAGTTTTACCGAGAATGTTGCACCGGAAGGGGATCAACGAGTAGTGAGGGCATTAACGACATCAGACTTTTTATACTCGTATCGGATTGAGTCGAAAGTTGGAAGCACACAACCACTTTATGCACAACTGGAACGCGACCGAACAATGGCATTTGTGTCATGGGCGGCTAATCGACAAAACTACGATCAGGTTGAGATTGATAAGTTGGCGGCTCAGGCAAATGGCGTATCCGATATCGAAACAGTCATGGCAGATCAGGACAACATCGAGGCGGAAAGAGCCGCGCAATACGAGAATGATCGTGTACTGGTAGGTCAGTCGATTGAGGTCTTACCACAACAGGATCATGCAGCGCACATAGGTGTCCATCAGATGTATCGTGAACACCCTCAATACATGCAGCTCATGCAACAGGCACAGGCCCGGGATATGATGGGCGGTCCGGCTAA